AGACTGACGGGCAGCGGACCGGGCGCCCCGCACTGATATTCGATACCGTCGATGGAGCCCAGCACCTCTCCCACCGAAGCCCCAGCCAGGCCGCCGTTCGTATAAGCGCCGGCCGCGGTGGCGTAGGTGCCTTGTCCGGTCTGCCACCATCCGGCTTGTGCCAGATAGCCGCCAGGGTCCGCGATCGCGCGCACCGCTGCGAAGGTGGAACCGCCCACATCCATGGGCATCGGCCCTTTGTGCAAGCGATGCGATGCGTAAAAAACCGGGAGGGCCATGTCAGTAGGCGAGGTTGCCGAACTGGGGGCCACCGCCGCCAGGGAGCAGCAGGCACAGATTCGCGAGCGCGCCGCCCAGTGTGTAACTCAGCCATGTGGTGCCGTTATTCAACAGCAAAATCGCCTGCTCGCCCGTAGAGATCTGCGCGCCGGATATAATGCACGAATCCCAAATCTGCCCGCGCACCTTCGGCGGATAGCCAGTGTAGGGTGTGCCCGCGGCGCAGTAATCGCCCCACGCAAGCAGGGGCTCGTAGAGGATCGGCTCGAAATTGCCGTACCGCATCCCGGTGACCAGCGTGCTGCCAATGCCCAACTCGAGGCACATCAGCGCCACGCCCTGCCCTGCGGTCACCAGCGCATGCGTGGTGGGTTCTCCCGGCCGGTGGAAGTACCCGCACCAGGTATTCTGCCCCGCGCCTTGATCCATGTAGCCCAGCGCGTTGCGGAACGAGTAACTCCCGTAGACCACGCCGTCGCCTACACTCCACCAGCATTCGTCCGGCAGCGCGCCGTCGCCGTACACCGGGTCGGTGGGCGCGATGTATGGAATGCCACCCGCGACGCTGCTGCCGGTACCGGAGGGTCCGGTCACGGTCGGTTGCGAGATGAAGAACTGGCACGGGCCGCAAACGATCTGATACGCGAGCCCGGCGCCGCACGCCAGGATATTCAGATAGCCGGTAGCCGTGTTGTGGAGCTGCAGCGTCAGTTGGCTCGCATTGGTCCACACCAGGTCGATAAATACGGTGAGGCCGTTGCCTTGCGGGCTGGTCGCCTGCAGAGTCGCTCCGTTAGTGAGCGTCGCGGTCTGGATCCAACCGGCCGCCTCGAGCGCCGAGATAATCCCCACGCCCAACGCCGAGCTGCTCGTGCCCACCAACTGCTCGAAGATCAGCGTGCCGCCCGACAGCGCCCAATTGGGGAGCATGTGCGCGTTGTCGCCGGTGAGATAGAGCCTGGCTACTGCCATTGCAATGTGAACGCCGCCACGCCGTTGGGATCGCTCGATCCGTCCGAAGCCAGCACGTCGAAGGTGAAGACGTCGCCGGCGGCGATCACTCCGTTAGTGGCGAAGGATGTCCAGGTATAAGGGGTCAAAACACTCGCGGCGGGGTTGAGACTGCACACAATCAGCGGATTCCCGTTCTGGTTGATGCGCACCTGCAACGCGGCGGTGATGCTTTTGCGCAGCACCGCGGTCACCTGGATCGCGGTACCGGGGGCCTGCGCGGAGAGGGCCGGCGCGATGTTATTGCCGGCTGTCAGATTGTTCAATAGCAGCACCCGCCAGAAGATTTCGCCGCCGACGTTTGTCTGGCCGAGAGCCAGCACCACCGCGCGAAAAAACGCATCCCACACCGAGGTCAGCGGGGTGAAGGGCTGCCCTTGAAAAAACGCCGTGCGCACCGGGACGATGGGGGGTACGGCCGCCGTGGACATTAGCTGCCTTCCTCGACGAAGCGCAGATACAGCGCCACGACAGACGGGCTGGTGTCGGCCACGTTGATGGACGGCTTGGTGGCGAACGTTTTGCAACGGTCGTCCGACCAGCCGATGGTGAGATTGCCGGCGCCGTCGTCGTCGAGCTGCCACACGCGATCGCGGCCCTCGCCGAAACGCCGCCACGCCACGCGCTGCGGGGCTTCGTCGATGTCGGCCGAGCCCACATCGCAATCCAGTTCGGCGCGCGAATAGAAGCGCCGCTTGTTTTCGTTCGACATGTGCGGGGCGCGCCGCCGGCGATGGATGGCCGTGCCGTTGTCGTTGGCGTAAGACGGGTCCGTAGTGTAGATGTTCCCGTTTTGCCAGTCGCCGATGTAGTGCAGCTCCTCCGTGTTGCTGGTGAGCGACACGCACGCATGGAACGCGCCACGCTGCCGATCCCAGCCGGTGCCGTTCCACCAGCCGCGCTGATGCCACTCGCCCAGCGTCACGGAGTACACCCACGTGGCGTTAGCGGTCGGAAAATTGATCACCCAGAACTCTTGACCGTCCTGAATGATGGCGTACGCTACGGCGTCCTCGACGGTGACGTACGCGCCCCAGGCCTTCTCGATGGCCGCCGTCGAAACGCGCTGCGGGATGTAGCCGCTGGCCAGAAAAGCCACGCGCTCGCCGCGGCGGCTGTCGCCGCCGATCCACGCCACGCCCGTCGAAAGGCGGCTGGTCGACCACGGCGCGCAGTTGCCGTAGTGCATGAAACAGCCCGGATCTTTCTGGAACGGGTTATCGGCATTGCCCGTGTCGCGCCACACTTCCGTCGATTCGCCATCGCCGAAGATGTATATCTCCTGGTGGTCGCACAGCATCATGGCGATGTTGTCGGGGTAACTGATCTTGGAGAACGTCGAGAGCGGATCCCATTGCGTGCCGTCGCCGACGGCCGAGAAATTCACGATCTTGTTCGAAGGCATCGCGGCGAAAAACGTGCCGTCCAAAAACGCGCCGCAGGAGGCCTGGATGTAGTTGGGGGTGAACACGCCGCCGGTGGTGGTGCCCAGCCACTCGATAGCGTTGCCGTCCGTGGAGCCGGGGGTGCCCCAGGCCGCCGCGCCGAAGGCCATCCCGTTCACCACGGAAGTGACGGGCTGCGTCTGCACGGTGAAGCCGGCGCCACTAGTGACCGCGACGCTGCAGCCGATATCGGTCGAATCGAACTCGCCGCCGGTGACGGTGGTGAGGCCGCCGGTGGCCGCGTCGATGATCAGGTCGGTGAGCTGCGAGGATTGCTGGCACTTCACCGCGCCCGCGCCGGTGTCGATGTAGGCATAGCCTGCCGAGACGATGAAAAGTTGGGTCCCGTTGGGGAAGAACTGGACCGGATTGCCATCGTTGCCCACATTGCCGTGACTCACGAAGGTGACCGGCGTGGTGGTGCCGATGACTTCGTAGAGGATGGCGCCGCCCACGGCGAACAGCCGCCGCTCGCCGGCCCACAGGCCGCGCACCGGGCCGGTCGGCAGCGTGCAATAGAGCGAGAGACCAGGCGAGGGCGTCAAAACTTTCCAGGCCTTCTCGCTGCCGGCGCGGTTAGTGGCCGAAGGGAGCGCGCCATCGAGCAAGTCGGGATAGTAGTTGATGCACAACTGACTGGCTACATCCAGCGAAGGGAAGCTGTAATAGCCTTCGGTGAAGGCGTCAAGTTTCATGGGATTGTCTCGACGGTGTAGAGACTCAGCATTCGCCCGTGAGCCAATTCCAGCTCGATCTGTTGCCGTGCACGATGGGCTCTAGTTCCAGGATCGGGTGGGGTGAGTTCAAGCATTGGATCGTGGCCAGCGTGTCTCTGGCTAATTCGGCCACGCCCTCGTTGAGCGGCCGCCCCCATTCGAGCGAGAGGCGCACGGCGAGGTTGTATGTGAGCATTTCCAGATAGCCATCGGGAAAGACCAGGTTCTGGGTGATGTCCGCGATCTGCGTGAACGTTTGCCAGGTGTGCAGCTCCACCAGGTTGCCGCCGATGGATTCGACCGGCCACGTGGAGATATTCGAGACGGGATTCGCGCCGTCGCAGAATAAGCCTTGCGGCAGCGTGGAGGGGGTCTGCTGCAGCTTGATGTTGGCGTACTCGACATCGCTCCACACGGCCATGGGTTGCCGCAAGGGCAAGCCGGGATTGGTGGGGACGATGAGCCAGGCGCCCTCGATCTTCACCGGGCGCGGGCCGGGCCAGTCGGGCGCGATCACGCCGGAGCCGATTTCGTAAGTCTGTTTGCCGGCGGTGAGCGGGTACTGGTTGATGGCGATGGTGAAGATGTTGCCGCGATCGATCCCCAGGTAATCCAGCAGCCGGTTGAAGACATAGGTAGCGTCGATCAACTCGGCGGGGCCGGGGCCGCGGCCGGGCTTCAGTTGCCCGATGCAGCGCAGCGCGCCGCGCATGAAAGTCGTTCCGCTAACGAGAAGGGATGACATTTAGGCCGCCTGTTGCGCCGGGGCGGGCGCCTGTTCGGGCGACACGGGGCCCAGCGTTTGCGCATTCAGCGTGATCACCGCCGCGCGCGCCTCGGCTAAACCGCCTGCCACGATGGCCGGATCGCGGCCATATTCGGGAGCCAGTACGGAGGCCAGCTCGTGGCGCAGCAGGTTGGCATAGCCGGGAGCCAGTTCGATAGCGGTAACCAGATCCGCGAACTGCGTCAGTGGCTTCAGGGAGTCGGTCACCAGGCTGCCGGCGGCGGGCTTGGGAGACAGAAACCAGGTGTTCATGGGGAAGCCGCCATCGGAGAACAGCACTTCCGCGAACAGGCCCGTGCGGGTCTTATCGGGCAGCGCTTCCCACTCGGCGGCCGTCACGATGCGCACCGGATGCGAGGCGCCCGCGATATCCACCGAGGAGGCCGCCAGCACGCGCAGCGGGCGCGCGGAGTCCAGCGTGCCACCGGAAGCGTTGAGCGCCGCGCCGATGGTGTAACTGGCCGCGCCCGTCATGGGGAACACTTCGTGCGTGAGATACGGGATGGCGGATTGCCGCGCCGAAAGGGTCTCCAGGATCTCGCTGAGGTGCGTGAGGCCATCCGCTAGTTCGTCCGGCGAGAGCGTCTCGCCGGGCGATATCTCGTTCAGCAGAGACATGGAGGCGGTGATGAGGGCGGTAGAGGTGGTTAGCATGGCGTCCTTCCGCCGTCGCGGCGGTAGTTACAACTGACTGACTTACTCGGCCTTATCGGCTTTGGCCTTCTTGCCTTCGGCCAGCGTCTTCGGCAGGCCTACGCCCATCAGCGCCATGGCCTTGCGCAGGGTCTCGTTTTCGGCCTTCAGCTTTTCGATTTCCGCCTTGGCCACGGCCAGCGGGTCCAGCTTTTCGACGGGAGTATCGCTCCAGCCTTCGGCTTTCGCGGTGTGGTGCTGTTCGGCGGTCTTGACGGTGAGCGCCTGCGTGCGCTCCGCGTGATAGAGCATCTTCGGATAGTGCGGGTTGGTGTCGAGCACGGGCGGTTTTCTGACGATCATTAGGGAGTCTCCTGAAATTGAAATTGGGGGCGGGCCGCGGCTCGCCCCCGAGCGGTATCGCCGCACGCACTCAGTCTCACGACGGATGCGGTTTTGGTCGATACCGAAAGTCGTTGTAGTTACTGGGTCAGTGAGCGGTTAGCTCTGCACCGCGACGAGCCATTGCGGCAACGCCACGGCAAAGCCGTAAATGATATCGCAACGGGTCGCGAAGAGGTCGTTCACGATGTCATACATAGACACGATGCGGATGCTCATGCCGGTATCCGGATCGGTCTGGCGCGCGCGGAAGTGGACGCCCTGCGGCAGCTCCAGTTCGGCCATGGCGAAGGCCATGGAATCGCGGTGGTAGATCAGGCCGGTGGGCGAGAGCACGTTGGCCGCGCCGTTCACGGTGATGGCCGCGCCGTCTGCCGGCGAGTTGGAGACCGTGGCGTACGGGTTAATGCCGTTGGTGCCCTGGCCGGGCAGGCTGATAGCCGGGGAGATCTGGATGCTGGCGGTGCCGTCCGCGGCCGAAGCGACGGCAGCGTTGACCACGAACGTCTGGAGCGTGGTGCTGACGGCGCCCGATACCGGGTTGACCATGTAAACGCCCGCGATGGTGAAACGGTCGTTGGCGTTCAGGCGGGAAGCCGCGGCGGTGGTCCAGCCGCGCGTGAGCAGCGTGGAGCCCACCTGGTTGGCGGTGTTGACCACCGGGACACCGCCTTGCGGGCCGTAGGTGTGCGTGATGCAGTTCTGATCGGTCTTCCAATCCAGGCCGACCGCGTGACCCATGCGGCCTTTCTCGTACTGGCTGCGGATCTGCTTGCCGGATTCGAAGAGGCCTTTCAGGGCGTCCACAATCTCGACCTGCATGTCGGGAGTGATGACGGTCGAACGCTTCTCGTCGAACGGGCAGCCGGATTTGTCCAGCAGCGCGCTCCCGTAGTTGTAAGTCTTGAGCGCGGTGGGGATGGCGCCGGGCGTGCCCACAGCGTTGAAAGCCGCATTGGAGGCGGCGGTCAGGCCGTCCAGATCCACCTGGTTGGCCAGCGCGACGGCGGCCGAATCCAGATACCGCTCGCCGAAGCGATCCACGGTGAGGGTCAGATCCTTGGAGGTGAAGCTGAAACCGACGTGCTTCTGTTTGTTGAGTTGCAGGGGGACCTTCAACTCGGTCACATCCTGCACTACGAGGGTCGCGCCGTCCGCGGCGCCGAAGCGCACGGGGATGCGCAGGTTGATCGTGTCGCCAACCTTCGCGCCTTTTTGGCCGTACTCGCCGTCGTACTCGTGGCGAATGCCGCCGGTGAAAGCCAGGCTGTTTTGAAAACGCCGCAGCAGTTCGTTGACAATAATCTGCGGAGTAAGTAGGGTGTTGCTCATGGGTAAGTCCTTCCGCCGTCACGGCGGTAGTTGCGAAGCGGCTAACTCGGAGCCGAAGGCCGGGAGTTAGTTACTTCTTGCCCAACTGCGCGTTGCGCGCATTGCGCCAGGCCGTGAAATCATTGGCGGTCTTCTCGTCGTAAACTCCCCCGGCATGGGTTGCCGTGGAGCCGCCGCGAGTGACCGGCGTGATGGGCTTGGGCGCGCGCGAGGCGGCCGGGGCGGTTGCGGGTTTGGAGGCGGGCTTGAGACCCTTGAGGATGCCGCCGAGTTCGGCGGCCGCGGCCAGCGGGTGCAGTTTCGAGATGCGTGCCGCTTCGGTGGCGTTGCTGCCCAGCCAATAGGCCAGCCGCGCGCCGTCCGGGGACTCCAGGATCACCGCCGCCATGGCGTCGGATACCGGAATGTCCACCTGCGTCACTCGATCGAAGTTCGGCATGGTAGGGTCTTTGCGGGCTTCCGCCTGCCGATCCTGCCACGCCTTGCCGATCTCGGCGGCGCGTTCGCGCCCTTGGGTCTCGGCCTGCTGCTGCTGTGCCTGCTTGCTGCGTCGATCGAGTTTCCAATCGGTCAACTTATCCACGTACTCTTCGTACGTGTCGAAGTCTTCCGGCTTGGGCTTGTCGCTGGTGTCCGCAGCCGGAACCTCTTCACCAACAGGGGCGTCGCTTGGTTGGGCGCTTGCCGCCGGCTTGGGGGTTTCGAGTGCGGCCAGACGCGCGGCCAATGCCGCGTTCTCCTGCGCCAGCTTGTCGATCTTGCGTTGATAGCCGCCCTTTTTCTTGGGGCCATCTTCGGGAGTGTCTTCCGTCTCCGGATCGTCTGCCGGGTCCGTGGCCTCGACAGCAGTTTCCGCCGGCGTTTGATCGCCAGCAGCGGGTGTTTCCTCGGCCTGCGCCGCGGGCTCCTCGCCAGTTTCGCGCCAGCGCTGGTATGCCCGATAGTCGGTCTCGATCAGAGTAGGCGCAGCGGCCTGCTCGTTTGTCGCCTCACCGGGCGCAGGGATCTCGAATTCGTTTTGGTTGTTTTCCATAGGGTAGCGGTCTGTCTCACGACAGTCCGGCAGGCCTGCCAGCCGCGAGGGCCAACGGGCCGTATTTCGAGCATCGGCGTGCTAGGTTCAACGCTCGGCGTTCGGCGCGCAGCCTCAAGGCTGAAAGCCGACCGCTGAAAGCTGAAGGCTGAGTTAGTAGACCTCGACACTGGCGACCATATTATTCAGGCCATCCGCCGTCACGGTGCCGCCCGTAAATACCGATGCGCCCGTGCACGTGGCTACCTGCCCCGCGGTGGGAGGCGCGCCGGCGGTATAGCCATTGCCGGTCGAGGACGCGGTCACAGTTACCGCGCCCGTGGGGACGTTACCTGACACCGTGATGGTGCCCGTAGCATTGACGCCGGTGGTGTTGTTGGAGAACGTGACTGTCTGGGTGCCGTTGGTGCAGCTCGTGCCGCCGCTCGACCAGGTGGGGCCGGTGGTCACCCCGCCGTTCAGCGATTGCACCCAAATGGTGATCTGGTCGTTACTGGCTGTGGTGAACGAATCGGTCAAGTCCGCACAGCTAACCGCGGTGGAAAGAGTGCAGGTCAACGCCGTGCCGCTGCCGTTTTTGCGTACGGTGGCGACACCCGTGCCTACGGTGGCCGAGGCGC